CGTCTGCTGGAGCAGCAGAACGCAGCGACCGACGACGACGACGAAGATCTGCCCGAGAGCGAGCCCGAAGCTCAGCTCGACGACGATGGCAAGCGGACCTACAAGGAGCTCAAGTCCCCCGAGCTCAAGTCGCTCGCCGCATCGAGGGGTGTGGACATCACGAGTGCCAAGACGGTCGGCGACGTCCGCAAGGCACTCATCGCAGCCGACACCGCGGCCGCCGGCGACGCAAGCTAGTTCCTCATGCCGGAGACTCTCGCCGTCACTGCTCTTCGCCTGCGGGTAGGAGAGTCCATTCCTGAGGGTGGCACCTCAAGTGACACGTTGTTCTCCGAGGAGCAGCTACAGACAATCGTCGATACAACCGACTCCACTGATGGGGCGGCGCTCGAAGCATGGGAAATCAAGAAAGCGCACCTTGCTAACTTGGTCAACGTGACTGATGGCGCCGCCTCCCGTGAGTTGGGGCAGCTCTTCGAGCATGCAATCGAGATGGTTGACTCCTACTCCAAAAAGATCAACGGACGAATCGGACGCACACGAGTTGGGAGGATCACGCGCTCATGAATCAGACAGAGCTAATCATGCGACGACGAACAGTAAGTGCGTTCATCGAAGCCGATAAGTTCGCCCTGGTTATCACGCGTGCTCTACCTCCCGTCAAGACTGGGGCGGGAGGGTATGCTCCTTCTACACAGCCGCCAAATACCCTCTCGTCTCAGCGTGCTCGAATTGTACTAAATAAGAGACGATACACTGCAGGAATTGTAAACTCCGAAGCTGGAGACATTCCACACACAGACTACCTTCTTATCGGGATGAACACCTTGAATCTCGAGAAAGAGGATGAGTTCGATTACGTTGGTGACCACTTCAAGGTCATCGGCATTTACGAACAACGAACCGAATCGACGCTAGCAGCCATTGAACTCCTAGGACCAAGGAACCGCAATGACGTTCTTGCTTGACGATGGCATCATGGTCTGGTTCGATGGACCAGAATGGGACGATGTCGCCTTGGGTGTGTTTCGTGATGCGGCGGATCGAACGGCCGATGAAGCACGTACCCGTGCCCCTTGGGAAGACCGTACTGGCGATGCTCGAGCAGGAATTCAGGCCCAAGCTGCAGAAGATAACGGCGATGTTGTTCTTACCCTCTTCCACACCGTTGAGTACGGCCTTTGGCTTGAGGTTATCCAGAACGGACGCTTCGCCATCATTCTTCCTACACTTGAACAACAGGCGCCTCGAATCATGGGCGAAGCAGTTACTGCTATCAACAATGCACGAAGGGGACGAGGCTAATGACTGCTCGCACTTTCGTCTATGCTACTTTGGCCAACCTTCCCTCAATCAATACAGGAGGGGGCGAGCCGCGAGTATTTGCCAAGAAGTCGATGACATCCTCGGTGGAGGATTGCCCCTACATTGTCTACAAATTGGGATACAGTGCGGCCGAAGATCTTTCAGAAACGATCGATGCCGATCGTCAGTTCATGCAAATCTGGGTTCATGATTTCTCCGATGGTCAGACTGCTGATTACATGCGGATCGATGTCACAATCAAGGAAGTCAGAGCTGCCTTTAAACTCGCCTCCTCTCCTGAGGATGGTGTTATCGCCGTGCGTTATCTCGAGACAAGCCAGGACCTAAACGACGAGACGTTGAATACGGTCATGAGATATGTACGATTCCAGCTCATCAACAAGGAGGAATAATGAAGAAAGTGGCTTATCAGGGTCCCGCCGATATCCGCATCTTGACGTCCGAAGACGTTCAGACGGTGGGTGTGGAGGCTGGAGTCTTCAAGAAAACAGAGTTCTACCGGGGTCAGGCTGTCGAGGTCGACGGCTCAGTGGCCGATGCTCTCATCGAGCATGGCGATGTCTTCGGCAAGTTCGCCGTCGTCGAAGCGGTCGACCAGGAAGCACAGGCCGACCAGGTGGCTGAAGTCGGAGAGGCGACTGCCACTGGTTCCAACCAGGAGAGTACCGGTACGCCCAGCGGTACGCCCAAGTCGGCTCGACCCTCGACGGGGAAGCCCTGACGCGCACGCGATCATGATGATGCGATAAGGAGTTTCGCCTGGGAATCGCTGGGAAGCGCTTCAAATCGCTCAGCATTATCCGCATGATAAATTACTCGATGACAGTTGAATAGTCTCGAGGGAAAGCCCTAGGATGACCACCCAACTTCGATGTGAGGGTAACCTCTACGGTATCATCTCTGATGATGCTAAGACCATTGAGGTCAAGTGCAAGCGCCGCAAGTGCGGAGCACGCCCGGGGGTAATAGTCCTCCACACCCTGTCACTTGAGACCGGGCAAGAGGTATCCACCCGCAGGTTCAGAGACCCTGCATACGTAAGAAAGGTATAAAATGGCACTCGCACCTTACGCACTGCCGTTCGGTCTCCGACAGGTCAAGCTCGTTCCTCTCGATGACGCAGGCGCTGAGATCGGAGCTTCAGGAATCTTCCTGCCGGCCTCTCGCACCTTCGGCTTCACGGAGACCGAGGACTTCGAGGAGCTCGATGGCGACGACAAGAAGATCGCATCGCATGGCGCCGGCCCTGTTGCCGAATGGGAACTCGAGGGTGGCGGCATCTCGCTCGCCGTCTGGAAGATCCTGTCCGGCGCAACCGTGACCGCATCGGGTGTCTCGCCCGCGGCGATCAACACGCTCTTGAAGAAGACGAGCCACTCGCGGCCGTACTTCAACGTCTATGGTCGGGCCATCTCCGACTCGGGCGGCGATTTCCAGATGAAGGTCTTCCGCTGCAAGGCGGACGGCGACCTCGAAGCGACCATGGAGAATGGGTCCTTCACTCTCACCGCCGCGTCCGGGAAGGGCTACGGCGACCTCACCACCGAGAACCTGTACGAGTGGATTCACCGCGAGACGGCTGCTCCGCTGGTTCTCCCGTAATGAACTCGCGGGCATAAGAAAGAGAACGACGCCCGCAAGAACATTACTAGGCATCGTCAGTTGTTGCGTGATTTGTATCGTGCATATACCCTTGACGGGTATTGCACGAAATACGAACATGCAATGACTTCGATGACTTGCAATCAAAAACGATACAACCTCACACTATGATCCCCAGGAGGACCCAGTGGCTAACTCGAAGACTCGTAAGAAGGCAGAAGAACTGCGTATCTCGCAGACCCGCGACTTCAAAACTCGCATGGGCGGGATCCAGGAACTGCCTTCTGGCCTTGTCGTCAAGCTGCGAAACCCCGGCGGGCTGCTGGCATTCATGGATACCAAGAACATTCCGAATGCCCTGCTCGCCATCATTCAGCGTTCGGTCGCCAAAGGTCAACAGCCCTCACCCGAGGAGCTGATGAGCAAAGATGGATCGATCGACGACGATATGCTAGATGGCATGAAGCAGATGATGAATGCCATTGCCATCAAGTGCATCGTTCAGCCCAAGTTCCTACCAGAACCATCCGAAGAAGATGTGGCCGCTCACAACGAGCAATATCCCGACGATCGGGTCGAGGATCCAGAGGAACTTCGCGAAGATGAACTCCTCTACATCGATGAACTTCCCTATGACGACAAGATGTTTATCTTCCAGTGGGTCTCCGGGGGTACCCGCGACCTGGAAGAATTTCGTCAGCGACACGACCAGAGTATGGTTGCTGTGGCTGAAAAGTCAAGCTCTGTCCGTGACGCCCAGCTCGCAGCTGGGCTTGACCCCAGGTAGTTACGAGGCATACTGTCTCGATGAGGCCGTATGGTATCTGGGTACATTCCTCGAAGGAGAACTTCAGAAGGCGGGACGCCAGAAGAAGCAAAAGGGTGAGGCATCAGCCGAAGCCGCTCGGAAGCGGGTAATGGGTAAGTACCTGACTCCGGAGAAAACACAGGGCCAGTATATGGACCCTGCAGTGCTCTTCTCGTAAGGACTAGGTAATGGTCGGTGAAACGCTAGGTACAATTCGGGGTCAGATGATCCTGGATGTCAAGCAAGCACTCGCCGCTTATACATCTGCACGATCTGCACACATCACGACAATCACCGCGCTGCACACGGGTGCAGCTGCTATGACGGCGACGGGCGCCGCGATTGCTGGTGTGGGAATAGCCATTGAGGCTGGCTTCCTGATGGCAGTGGGTGCTGCTGCGGAGTTCGAACGCAAGCTCGATTACTTTACCGCAGTCGCGGGCCCTGAAGCTGCGGGCATGTTTGATGAAGTGCGCGAGAAGGCTCTTGAACTTGGTGCCGATACCATCTTCTCTGCAAATGAGATTGCTGACTCCTTTGTTGAGCTTGGTAAGGCTGGCGTTAGTGCTGAAGACATTATCAATGGTATTGGTGAGGGCGTCGCAAACCTTGCTGCTGCGGCTGATATTCCGCTTGACAATGCAGCCAAGATCATCATGTCTGCAGTTCAGACCTTCGGGTTGGGTGCTGGCGATGCAATCATGGTTGCTGATCGACTGGCCGGTGCAGCTAACGCCTCGATCGTTGATATTGAGGACCTTGGAGTCTCACTGAAGTATGTGGGTGGAGTTGCTTCCGCTCTTGGTATTCCCTTCAACGATGTAAATACAGCCCTTGCCCTTCTGGGTAAGTTTGGCATCCGAGGATCAACTGCCGGTACTTCGCTTCGACAGATCTTGGTTTCCCTTGGCGGAGCAACGAAGCCCGCTACTGCTGCACTGAGAGAACTGGGTATCATCACTGAAGATGGTGCAAACAAGTTCTTCGATGCTCAGGGCAAGGCTAAGCCGCTGGCCGATATCTTCCAGATTCTCCAGGACGCGACTGAAGGGCTCACCGATAAGCAGAAGGTGGCAGCCCTTGAGACCATCTTCCAGAATCGCGCACTCGCTACCGCGATCGGACTTACGCGAGAGGGTGCTGCAGGATTCTCAGAAATGGCTGCGGCAGTCGAGAAGACTACAGCCTTGGAAGTGGCCAGTACTCGACTTGACAACCTGAGTGGTGACATCGAGATTCTTCGCGGTAATATTGATACACTTCTTATCTCAGGCGGTTCTGGTTTCCAGGACTTTGCTCGTGGTATTATTCAGGGTATCACTGATTTGATTCAGGCATTCCTCGATCTGCCCTCGGGTGTACAAACTACCATCGTCGCGATTCTTGCCATCATCGGGGTCATCTTGACCATCGTGGGAGTGGTGGGGATCTTCGGTGGCGCTATCCTCAACATCATCGCTCTAGTTACTGCGATGGGCCCTGTCTGGACACTCCTGGCTGCTGGTATCAAAATTGTAACTGGAGCCTTCTGGGCATTCAATGCTGCTTTGCTCGCTAACCCCATCATCTTGATCATTGTGGCGATCATTGCCATTGTGGCAGCTCTCATCTGGTTCTTCACTCAGACCGAACTAGGTCGAGAAATCTGGGCTAACTTTACTCAGTTCTTGACTGAGGCTTGGAACAACATCGTCAACGTGGCGATCACGGTCTGGACTGCAGTTGCTGACTTCTTCAGTGAGCTCTGGACCAACATCGTTTCATTCTTTGAGGGAGCGATCGACTGGATCGTGAATGCCTTCTTTACATGGCATCCCCTTGGAATCATCATTGCAAACTGGGAAGGCATTGTACAGTTCTTCGTTGATCTCTGGAACAACATCATCAATGGTATCGCCAGTTTCGTCATTGGTGTAATCACCTTCTTCCAAGAGCTGCCTGGTAAGATCGGGGCTTTCTTCGCTGCGCTGCCTGGAATGATCGGTTATGCTCTAGGTCTTCTACTCGGCACAATCGTTAGATTCTTCATCATGATTGCGACTTGGCTTATCACCAATGTTCCAATCTTCATCAACAGCGTCATTACATTCTTCTCCGAGTTGCCAGGTAAGATCGGTCAGTTCTTCGCAGATATTTGGAACAACCTCATCGCTTGGGGCGTTGGTATAGTCCAGTGGGCAATGGTCACCATCCCGCAATTTGTGGCCTTTGTTATTGCCACCATCCAGGCACTACCGGGAATCATCGGTCAGTTCTTTGCCGACATCTACAACAACATTGTTACCTGGTTGACTGATGCTTGGAACAATGCTATCAGCATCGCAGCCAGTATTGTCTCGGGAATCATTAGCTTCATTTCCCAGATTCCCGGTCAAGTTGCTAACTTCTTCCAGCAGGTAGTTAACAATGTCGTTACTTTCTTTACCAACGCCTATAACCAGGCGATCAGTATTGCGCGGAACATCTTCAATGGTATCCGTGACGCAATCAATGGTTTGCCTGGTTTGGTCTCGGGTATCTTCGATCGAGTAGTTGGAGCAGTCCGAGATGCTGTTGGCGCGGCCTTTAACGCGGTACGTGACTTCGCCGCTGGACTTTGGGAAGGCTTCCAGGATGGTCTTGGCATTCACTCGCCCTCATATATTGAAGAGGCGATGTGGAGTATCATGGATGTGGTCAACCATGAGACTGAACAACTAGCCAAGCAGGTTCGAGTAATCCAGGGCCTGGGCAATGGCATCAACGAAACTGGTGCTGAGCTGGGTGTGGGATGGGGTAAGAATGCCGACTATGGCGCAGTTCTGGACTCGATGCGCGCTAGCCGTGAACTTCAAACTGGAGTCGCTTTAGATTCCACACTCCGCACTGACCTTGCTACTGCTGCTGAACTCTCGCAGCTTAATGACGTGCTAGCAGAAATTGCCGACAAGGATACTATCAACATCGAGAAGTACGAGACTAATAACCCGAAGCCTGAGCCTGCATCCGACAGTCTCCCAAAGAATATGCGCAAAGTCGCCTTTCTGGTAGGATTATAACATGGTAAATACGACCGACCTCTACTGGACTGCTGATGGTGTGTCGCTCAATACGTGGGCTTGGAACATCTCAACTCTTGCCGGTCGTCTTTCACCTCCCCCCTTCCGGGGTGAAGATAGGGTGATTCCATATAGCCCTGGTGAGGAATGGGTACCAAAGATCGTTGGTAGTCGAACGCTTACCCTTACGATGTGGATCAAAGGTTCAACTGCCGATGGGGGAATTCCGGTTGGAGGTGCCCGAGATGCATTCGATGATAACTGGGCGGCTCTAGTTAAGTTGCTTTGGACACCGGGACGTCAGTTCGATCTTGGTAAGCAATTTCGACGTGGAGGGGTACAGCGATTCGCAGTTGCTAAGGCTGAATTTGTTGGCGGTCTCGAGCCGACCATGATCGGTCGCAATGGGGCCAAGTTCACAGTTGATCTGAAGCTCGCTGATCCTTACTTCTATGACAGCGCTGCAACAACTTTCACTCTGACAAGCCTCAGAGCAGACTATACTTTGCCTGGCGATGCGCGCACGCATAACATCGAATGGGTGATTGACGGACCTCGTGGGCCGCTTCAGCTGATCAACCATACGAATGGCCAATCGATGAAGATGCTTCGGACGACAGCCAGCAATGAGATGATGAAGGCCCAGGTCAATAAGTGGGAGGCTCTCCGCTTGGTCGATGGAGGCGGACAAAATGATATCTCTTCATTGATGACTCACTTAGGTGATCCCTTCTGGTTTGGCATGAATCCGGGTATCAACGACATCCAACGGATTGAAGATACTCCAACGGGCGGTGGCGTTATTACACTGAATGCGAAAGGAGCTTGGTTGTGATTGAACTGAGGGTATACAAGTATAACGACCCCGATAACTTCCTGGGTGTCTTGCCCGTTAGATTTCAGCCTCAGTTTATGAACCAGCTCAAGTCAACCGGCAGTGGTTCATTCTTTATTCCTCTCGAGCGAGCACAGAAGAATTGGGAGCTGCTCGAGTACCGTAACATGGTGAAGATTGTTATTGACGATCTTATTGTTGGTGGATTTCTCGTTGGTAAACAAAAAGCTACTACGATTACGGTGGGCGAAAAAGCCCAAGAAGTTATAGAGGTTATTGGCGAGGGTATCAAGATTCTGCTGGATGATGCTACTGTCTCGCCTTCCACTGGGCTTCAACCTAACTCCGGTGACACTAGAGCGTTTAACTTTGCCTCTGAGCGAGGTGCTTGGTACAATGAGGCAAACTGGAATGATGTTTTCCAGCTTAGTCTTGCATATGAGACTAGCAGTCCATGGGGTCAATATCCTACTGACTTTCCCCCTAACACGGGAGCATATTGGATTTGGGGTACTCCTTACTCTTTCATCATGCCTTTGCAGGCATGCTACTTCCGGTATGAATTCAATATCACGAATCCTGGTTCATATGCAGTGTATGCTGCTGGAGATAACTTCCTGACCATTTGGCTTGATGGGGAATTGCTTGCATCTCAGGAAGAAAGCAGCCTGGATGCTTGGCATAAGGCCACAAAGCTAAGTCTTGATCTTAGCATTGGTGACCATGTTTTGGCTTTCACAGTAGCCAATGGAACACCAAATGGAGAATACGCTGGCCACAACCCCTCAGCTTTGCTCATGGCTCTTGTCAGAAACGATGGCGATGCTGAGACTGTAATTGATCGTTCACGTACTCACGCTCAATGGCAAGCTTATATCAATCCCCCTCAAGCTCCTGGGTGGGCCGCTGGAGAAGTTTTGCTGAAGTTGTTTGATGAGGCAGCTGATCGAGGTGTACTTTTCCCTCAGTGGTTTACTCCCAGTTTTACTGCAACCCATGATTCGGATGGTAACCCTTGGCTGACTAAGCTGGACTGGTCATTCGAGATTCAAGAGTCTTATCTCTCAGTGGTAAGCAAGCTCGAAGAAATTGGTATTGATCTCTGGTTTGACGTTGCAACTATGGAGATTCATGCGGTGCCTCAGCGAGGAGTGAACCGCACAGAATTTAGTACCATCGCTGGTACTCCAGTTACAAACCTGGCACAGAACCCCTCATTCGAAGCGGCTACTGGTACCGTTGTTACCCCAGATGGCCCCACCATGCCTGTGCCAACAGGTATTGGGTCAACTACCTCTCCTCGAATTTCATGGCAAGATCCTGCAGCTGCTTATTCGGGCGCATATGGTATGCGTACTCAAATAACCCAAGCGGGAGTTGCCGTTGGTATTCAAGTAACAGCACAAAACTCTACGTCTGGCGTTCCTGGCACGATGATCATGAGGGTTCGTCCCAACCATCGTACTATGATAATGACCCCTCGAATTCGAGGTACTAGTGGAGTGGCTACAACTTTTCCAGTGGGTGAATGGACTGAGGTAAATACAACAGTAACTGTTGGAGGAGCTTCAAGCGTTTCAACTGGGCTATTGATAAGCTCAGCTGCGGGTCAGCAGATCGGTGATACTATTGATGTTGATACCGTAGTAGTGACCCTTGGTGCTTATAGTGGCCTTATTTTCGATGGTAATACCCCAGAGGATAATACATTCACTAATGTTGGTTGGAATGGAACAGTCAACGCTTCTTCCTCAACCGCAACTCCCTTGATTCTCGATGTTACCGGCGATCCACCGATCATCTTCGAGCGCGGTAAGAACCTGAAGCTGGCTGAGCTTGAGGGTGTGGGAAAGATCAAAAATGCTCTCGGTATTCGCACTGAGAGTGGGTGGCTGGAGGAAGAAGATTCTACCTCTATCGGGCTCTATGGTCGTATTGAGGGTAAGCTAGATACCAATGCTTCACCAGAAATTTCACAGTCATTGGCTCAACTTGTCTTTAACCAGCGATCTACCCCCGAAGAGGGTGCCTCATACGAAGTCATTATTGGTTCTCAGTTTATTCCCTACCGTGATTTCAACGAGGGTGACTGGGTTATTGCTCCCAATAAGGATAATCAACTTGTACCCCGCCGAGTTATCTCGATCTCGGTAGAAGAGGGTGAGATGGGCGAAGCTCTTTATACTCTGGAATTTGACACAGTCTTCCAGACGTATGAAGAGAAGGTCGCTAACTTCATCAACAAGTCTACCGGAGGGGGATCAGGTGCTGGGCTTAGTAATTCCAGTACTACTCCTGCTGTCGGTGGTAATCCAATTATCATCCCTCCCGCACCTGTTCCAGTTACTACACCGGCAGCACCTTCTACAATTGATTCTACATCAGTTGGTACTTGGTCTTCTAATGGAGTTTATCCGACTTCCAAAGTGACTTTGACCTGGACTGCAGTTACACTTAACACAAATGGTACTCCAGCAACCGTAGTTGAGTATCAAGTTTGGGGTTACCCCACTCTACTAGGTCTTGCCGGAGATCGTCATCTTACAACCATCGTAGGTACTACTGCTGAGATGGATGGATTTACCCCTGGACAGGAATGGACTTATCGGGTTCGAGCAATCAACTCTGTTGGTAATGAGGGTGCCTGGAGTGCTAATGAGGTCCACACTCCCATAGGTCCGACTGCGCCCATGCTTGCGCCCACCATCCCCATCCTTTCCAGTGAGTCTGGTTTGCTGATCGTGAAGTGGGATGGCAAACTTAACAATGGTGGTTCCCCTATTGATCCTCCTCCTCAGTTCCGGTATGTCTATGCCACTGTCTCACCAACTTCAGTCGGTACTTATGTTCAAATGGGTCCTGCTCTTCAGCGAGGTGGAGGTCAGATTGTTATCCCCGGCCTTACACTCGGTGAGGATTATTTCGTAAAGCTGATTGCAGTTGATGGTGTAGGAATTGCCTCACCAGTCTCTGCAATCGCCAGCATCGTAATTGTAGGGGTAAACCTGGGTGATCTTGCTCAGGATGTTACAGATGCTGTAGATGCCGCCACCGCAGCTGCAGCAGCAGCTCAGGATGTTGCTGATGATGCTTTTCTGCTGGCAGATCAAGCCGCTGAAGATGCTGATGAAGCTCTCATCATTGCCAATGGTAAAAGCAAAGTAGTTTGGTCCACCGTTGCTCCTACTAACCCTGCCACCGGATATTCAACGGGCGATCTTTGGTATCGTCGAGATGGCGGCAATCAGATTATTGGGATCTACGAGGTTAGTGCAGGTAACTGGGTAGCACGTACCATTACAGATGCTGCGATTACCAATCTGGATGCAGGAACTATTACTGCTGGATTCCTTGCGGCTGCTCGTATTCAAGCACATACGATCTCTACTTCTAAGCTGCTGATCAGTTCCGATCTCACAAATATGCTCGAAGACCCGAGTTTCGAGGCTCAGAATAGCTCGGTGTGGAATCTTGCTACAGCTAACGTAACAAACGTTACCACTACTCCTCGTACTGGGTCTCGAGTTATGAGATTCAAGGCTGTTGCTTCAGCATATGAGGCCACACGACATCAGAACGCTGTCGCAGTAGAAGCTGGTCAGCGATGGGTTTTCGGAGGTTGGGTCCGAGCAGAAGGTGCTGGAACTACCGTTGATGGAGGTCTTGAGCTCTCAGTAGTTCATGGTACTGTTGAGGCAACTACAAGTACTGCAGTAGCTATCGCTTCAACGCCTGTACTCGGTGCTACATATACCTATGTTTCGGGTGTTTGGATTGTGCCGGCAGGAGCAAAGTTCGCTCGTCCCCGGATCATGATTCGAGACACTAATAACGTAAGCGTCTATCTTCTTGATGATGTAGCTTTTGCTAAGCAGTTGCCTGCAGTGCTTATTGAAGATGGCGCGATTATCGCCAACAAGATTGGCGCCGCAGCGGTTACCGCAGAAAAGATTCAAGCGGGAGCAATTGCTGCAGACAAGATTCAGGCAAACGCCATCAGTGCTGAGAAAATTCAAGCTGGAGCAATCACTGCAGAGAAATTGGCAGTAGATGCAGTTACTGCTAATAGCATCCAATCGGGAGCAGTTCAAACCAATCACCTTTCTCCCCTGGTTGGTCAAGATCTTGATATTTCAGCCAATGATACCGTCAACATCATCTCCGGTCAACTTAGTACAGTTACTGATGATGTAAATAATACTGTTGGTCAAGTAGAAGCAATGCAAACTTACTATGCCTTTGGGCCTAGTGGAGCTACCATTTCTTCTCCAGGAAGCCCCTTTGCGGTACATATTGATAACGACAGTATTGATATGATGGAGAATGGGAATGTTGTCTCGTACTGGAACTCAGGTACGATGTATGTCAATAACATGGTAGTTGAGAAGGTTATCTTGGGTAATCACCAAATCGAGAAGTATTCTGATGGCACAGTAGTGAGGGCTCTCTAGCATGGCGATCTATGATGGTGGCTTCAGCGGACGACCGATCACGCTGAGACTTGAGGTTAACCAAGGCGCCCAAAGTATTGAGGGTAACTGGTCTCAGGTTAGCTGGTCTCTTATCGCCATCAAAACTGGTAACACTACTGCATGGAATAGTAATCCTGCCTATTGGTATGTCAATATCAACGGAGCTGTTTGGTCAGGCTCTTGGACCTATGATTTTACTTCTGTAGGCATCGGTGGTTCTATATTCATTGCGAGTGCCACTACCACTTACTCTCATAATGCCGATGGCACTATGACCCTTTCTACTTATGCTGATGCCAGTGACCCTTCTGGGTATCTCGGGTTTGCCAGTGCTGGTGGATCACTAAGTCTTACTACTATTCCTCGAGCAACAATAGGGACTTGGGCAGTACCGGGAAATGCTATTGCAGGGGTAGCTAAAACTCTCAATCTTCCCCGTGCCTCTGCCAGCTTTACTCATACTGTTCACTACTCTGTTGGTTCAACTGGGTGGGTTCTGGTCGGAACTGGACTAGGTACTTCAGTAAGCATAAATGTACCCCTTTCTACTCTGAGTCAGATTCCAAACTCTACTACTGGACCGGGAATCATTCGTGTAACTACGTATAATGGTGCTACATGGATTGGAGCTATGGATTCTAGCTTCATTCTTGAAGCACCAGCATCAGTAGTTCCAGATTTCACAACAGTTACTAATGTTGAAGCAGTAGCGGGAGTAGCAGCAAATATCGGGGGATATGTTCAGGGTATCTCTAAACTGAACTTGGCAATTACTGGAGCTGCTGGGATTCATGGTTCTACTATTACCGCTTATAAAATCGAGGTCGCTGGACAGACTATCAATGCGGTAAGCGGACAAACTCCCACACCCTTGGCGACTAGCGGTACAGTTCCGATTGTTGCTACAATTACTGACTCTAGAGGTCGAACTAAACAAAAGACTGTAAACATTACAGTACTTGCTTATGCTCCCCCCGTCATCACCGCTATCACAGGACAACGAGCTTTGGCTGGTGGTACTCCTGATGATGAGGGAACTAACATTCGAGTCAACATCAATGCTGCTGTCCAATCTTTGATTGTTAGCACTCAGCGTAATGCTCTAGTCTATAAGGTATATAGTCGAATTCGAGGAAGTGGTACTTGGACCCTCAAGACTACTCAGACTCCAGGCGGCATCACATTCAATAGCTACTATCTCGCTACTTCCTATGCAATCGAAGATGCTTGGGAATTCCGAGTAGAAGTCATCGATGACTTTGCTACCTCAGCCATTGAGTTTACCATTGCTACTGCTGCCATCTTCCAGCACTGGGATGGCGCACTCGGCATGGGTGTGGGAAAGTATCGTCAGGATGGCATGCTCGATGTCTTGGGTGCTATCTACCAGGATGATGGTCGACGGGTACTTGGAGTAGAACCAGCAGATCAAGTGAATGGGGCCATGCCCCTGTTTGATGGAACTAACTGGCAGGCAATGTTGGTGAAGGCGCCTAGAATCTTTGCCTCTGCGGCGGCTCGAGATGTGGTCTATCCTTCACCCACTCAAGGTATTCGAGTTTTCCGCAGTGATAAGCAGTGGGTGGAACAGTACTTTGCTTTGTATAATTCAGGGTCTAATCCCGTAGGTGCTTCATCTGCTGGGTGGTATCCAATTGAGGGTGCTTTGCCCTTCGGTAACGTTATCAGAAGTACTAATGCTGGTAATATCTCACATGCAGCATACACAGACCTGTCAGCAAACACCTTCTGGGATGCACGACGTTTAGTTAACATGGCCGCTTATAACGATGGATGGGCAGTTGGACTTGCAGGTCGTTATAGAGTACATGCAAATGTAACTGCCTTTGGTGGGTCAGGTCTGTTTGCCGGTTTTATGGTTAGTACTGGTGCAACTCCTACTCTTCCCTATGCTTTGCGAGGTAGAGACGGATCAGGCCATGTTCAGAACTATTGTGAAGCCAATCCCATTGTAGATGACAACTTTGCTGTAGGGGATTACTTTAAACTTTGGGCATTGTCAGCCCTAGCTCTTGGGGCTTGGTCTGCTACTGGCAATGCTAGTGCTTTCACCCTTGAGTATGTAGGACCACCTCTCGGACCCTAAGGAGTAGTAATGGCTAGTATCTCATTGACCATCCCCGATGACAAGCTCAGTCGAGTCGTAGATGCCCTTTGTCTTTATGGAGGGTATGTCGACACCGATGGAAACAAAGGGGCTTTTGCCAAAGCGACTGCGGCAAAGATCATTCGTCAGGTGGTCAAAGACACAGAACAACAGAAAGCATTTGAAGTGGCAATGGCGGCAGTCGTTCCAGCTGAAGAAATCACGATCACTTGATCGCACAATCAATCGAGTCATGCCCGTAGCGCATGCCTGGAGAGCTCCCAAATCACTCAGAATCAGTCGCGCGGGTGATTGATCATTCGCCAAATCGAGGCGAATAGATGTGAGTGTGCGGGAGCTCATTGCCCGCCGTATCGGCATCGATGCAAGGCAGGCACTCCTTGTTAAAGTTCTCAATGACTCGAGGGTCATTACGATTGATGTTGTTCCAGATCCACTCTCGAGCCTGTTCCTCACCTCCGATGTTCAATGCGATGGTGATGTCTCGAAGTGCCTCCATGTAGCCCTTGGAGTGATTGCGGGCGTCGCGTTGGTTCGTCATATTTATATGCTACCACTACCCCGTCATAAGGTCAAGGCAATTTTGACACACGACTAGGGCCCCTGCACTGAATCGGTATGCAGGGACCCAGAGGTGTTGCCGGCGGAGGGTTACTCCTCCTCGAGTTCCTCGTCGTCGTCCTCGGCCTCGGCCTCAGCCGCCTTCTTGGCAGCCCGCTGCTCGGCCTTCCGGGCCTTCAGCGCGTCGAGCTTCTCCTTCTTGTCTGCCTCGAGCTCGCCGGCTTCGTAGGCGTCGAGGATCTTTTCGACCTCGGCATCTTCGGGGCCGGACCAGACCCAGCGATCGCGGTTGCCGGCGACGATCTCGCGGTCGAGTCGGCCATCGCGGGCCATCTTCCGCAGAAGGGTACGCAGGTCACGGGTCTTGACGACCTTGCCGAACTTGACCTCGATGAGCTGGGCGACATCGGCGACGCCGAAGATCTCGTCTTCGACGGGTGCGGCGACCTTGGGGGCGGGCTTTGCAGGCGTCGCCTTGGTGGCGGCCTTGGTGTTCTTTGCCTTCGTTGCCATCTTGTCTTTCCTTTTCCTCGGTGGCTGGTGGGTGATGCATCAATTACACTAATAGCTGCCGCGCATATTGTCAAGGTCGGAGGGGCAGCCTTGACAAGGCGCTGCTGTATATATAGTATTGAGGTATAGCAATTCGACTACATTCCCATAGGAGTTTCAATGGCAGGCCGGTATCTCCTCATCGAGTTCGATGATGAAGCCGCGGCGGAACGTCTACGCGCGCAGATCAATCAAGCGACTCAAGCCGGCAAGAGGTTTCGCGTCGTAGGTTTTTTCTCACGACCCGGTCCCGATTTCTGCAAATGTGGAACATGGGTTACTGAACGAGGTCAACCCGCTACCACTAAGATCGGTCGCAAGTTCGGTTGGGTAGTCTGCACAGTATGCAAGAAACCTGCTCCGGTCATGAGCTTCCTCCGTAATCTACTCAAGCCAGTTGACATCATCGATCCCCCCCTATATAGTATAGGTAGGGCTGGTCACGCCCCTCAGCCAATGGGGTTTTATACTGTCGGCCTAAGTGCACCATCACTTGGTGCTGGAGGATTCGAGGAGTAATGCAGACATTTCTGCCATACAAAGACTTCCGACAAAGTGCTCGTGTACTGGACACTAAACTGCTAAGCAAACAAAGAGTTGAAGTCATTCAGATCATGGCCGCTCTTGTCAAGTTGCAGGTCCATACCGACACAGCAAACATCGCCTGGGGCAATCATCCCGCTACGAAGATGTGGCGGGGACATGAGCAGCAACTTTTCGAATACCAGACGGCAATGTGCGAGGAATGGATTCGTCGAGGATACAAAGATACTTGTCTCGAGAAGACCTACCGCATGTTGATTCTCTTCGGCTTTGAGTTCGATGAATCTCCTCCCCCTTGGTTAGGGTTGAAGCGATTCCATTCGGCACATCGTGCAAATCTACTACACAAAGATCCCGAGCACTATGGTAAATATGGCTGGAAAGAAAAGCCTGAGGAAGGGTATTGGTGGCCAGTCGCATGAGCGGCGATAGTATCTATAGGTATAAGAAACGTCCCTATCACCACCAAGTTGCAGCCCTGAAGAAGTTGCTGAAAAATGGCTGGGGTGGTGCTCTGCTGATGGAGCCCCGAACGGGTAAGACCAAGGTAGTCATCGACTACATGGCCATTCTCCATCAGTTTCATGGTGTCAATCGAGTTGTCGTGGTCGGCCCAGTTGTTGCGATTGAGGTGTGGAAAGAACAGCTCAAGGAGAACATGCCATACAAGTATCGGCTAACCATTTGGGATCGCAAGGGTCGTAGAAAAAATGAACTGCCTCGGTATGGTCAGGACATTCTCGACATCGTATTGATCAATTACGATGCCTTTAGCGTACCAGGGGCCTTCCGTACTCATCGCAGTGGACCGCAGAAAGGTCAGTACATCACCGACGCAGAAGGTAACAAACTTCGGTCAAAGTCGGTAGGAGGTCGATTTGCCATGAAGAAGCAATTCAAGGCATGGGGACCCCAGTTGATCGTACTCGATGAAAGCCACCGCATCAAATCTCCTAGTGCCAAGAAGTCAACGGCTCTTCATAGTCTTGGCCCTCTAGCCGACTACCGAGTTATCATGACCGGCACGGTAGTAACCAAGAGCAAGCGACTTTTCGACATCTATAGTCAATGGGAATTTCTCAACCCTGATCGTTTCGCCGCGCTGACGTTCGGTGAATTCAAGCACCGCTATGGTCGATGGGTCAAAAAAGAGCGGTACGAGAAGTGGACCGGAGCTCGTAATGAGCGTCATCTCCACACCCAAATCCACAAGGATTCGTACAGCATCACTCGAGAGGAATGCTATGATCTTCCCAAGGTCACTCCGCAAATCATCCCCGTACCTTTGGAAGAATCTGCCGAACTCTACGACCAGATGGCAAATGACATGGTTGCTCGTATCCGAACTGGTGAGATCACTGAGGCCAGTATCAAGCTGGTCCAGACGCTTCGCCTACAGCAGATTACGTCGGGAATTACGAAGACATCGCCAACCAAAGAATACCCTAAAGGGCGGATCGTAGTCGTCGGTTCAGAAAAGCTTCGGATGATCGAATCCCGTCTCGAGGATCTCATGGAAGCTGACGAGAAGGTAGTTATCGGCGCACTCTTCAAGGCTGACATTGCTCGCTTGCTGGGTGTGGGAAAGAGGCTGGGAGTACCAACCTTCACCATTCATGGTGGGGTGAAGATGAAAGATCGAGGAGGTATACCTAATGAATTCAAACGGGTTTCAGGGGGAGCCATTTTCATCGGCCAACCAGCTGCGGGAGAGAGCATCGATCTTAGTTGTGCCAGCATCCTCCAATGGTACAGCCTCCCCTCAAGCTGGGTCAACTTCCGTCAATTCAGCGACCGCATTGCTCTTTCCGATAAGCCCACCTTCCACGAATTCTACTTGGCCGCTGGAACGGTCGATTTCTTGAAGCATGAAACGCTGATGGAGGACGGTGACATTGGCAAGAAAATGATTCAATCTCCCGAGCGTCTGCTCAGGCTTGGAGTTCAATTGGAGGATTGACACGACAAGGTTTTTCTGATAAATTTACATAGTACACGAAATGAAAGGCTACAAGGTGCTGATTGTAGAAGGTCCGGATGGAGCCGGTAAATCAACGCTCGTGAGGGAGCTCTCCGAATACCTCAAGATGCCCATCGCTCCGAGGGTGGTGACTCAACGTACAGAGGCGATGATCGATCTTCGTGACTGGGTCGACAACAATCTTGAAGAGGGCTTCCAGCGCACGATCTTCGATCGCTATCGCCTGATCAGCGAGACCATTTATGGGCCTATTCTGCGCGATCAGCAGCATCCCGGCTTCGACGACATCGCTTGGCTCGGTCCGCGATTGGCCAAGTTCTACGCGCTTGGGCCCATCATCATCTATTGTCTGCCAGAGTTCGAGGTGGTACGGGACAACCTCGAGAATGACGAGGACAACGAAGTCGTGCTGCCTCGGATCAAGTCGATTTACTCGGCATACATCAACCGCGCGGCCCTTGACTTCAACCTGGCTGGTTCCGAGGTCTATCTATACAACTACAAGATGCCTTTCTCCCAGGAAGAGAAGTACATCTGGTTCGATACCATCAACAAGCATATGCTCAGGAAGGCCGCAGCATGACTGACCAGGAATCCGACTACATCGACCGTCTCGGTGAGATGTTCGAGCTGCAGGGCAATCTGCAGCGAGAGACCTATGGATCACACCCCAGTGATATCATGGAGTTTCCTCTTGACGTAGAGGACGAGCAGTTTCCCCATCGGATCGAGTTCATCAAGGATATGCACATTGCTATCGGCGACGAACTGAGTGAGTTCATGGGAGAGATTGGTTGGAAGCCATGGGCAACCAGCCGTCACATCAACTTCGAGGCCGCACAGGGCGAACTGGTGGATGCCTTTCACTTTTTCATGAATCTCGCTATGGCAGTCGACATGACGCCAGAGATGCTCTATGAAAAGTACAAGGCCAAGCGACTCAAGAACATCAAGCGCCAAGAAGAGGGCTACGATGGAGTACATGGAAAGTGCCCGAACTGCAAACGGGCCCTTGATGATGAGGCGGTCAAGTGCCACACCGTCATGCCCGGGCCGAACGATAGCTGGCACCTCAAGCCTGGCGAACTAGCTGTTCAGTGTGAGGTCAATGGAGGTATCTATCGACTCAATGTCGCCAACACGGCTTGGTATCGGGTCAAGTCCTCCGCGATTGGAACTAAGTCGTGAGGACGTATCATGCGGCCACTATGACAGAGATGTACGATCAGCTCACGGACTCGCTTATCCATGCCAAGGAAGATGAACTCGATGTCATCTCTTCAGTAGATGTTCAGATTCATGACGTCATGGCACAGGCTGATTCGATGGTGTGGGACTTCGATTTCAAGTCGGCATGGCTGACTAAGTCCCGCTGGTCCATGATGGTCAAGCAGTACATCGATCCCGAAGAATTGGAGGCCTGGATTGGCCAGTGTACAGGAAGAATTGGTCTTCGAGGCCGAGGGGTTGCGGTCTTGCGTACTAAGATCGTCAAACCCCGAGGCGGAGCCGCTACTGGTCACACAAACAAGGAAACGCGACGATGGGGATCGTGTATGCTTGGTATTAGTTACAAGGCTCTTCCTACTCCCCAAATCACTCTATACTCCCGTACATCGTACCTCGGGTATATTGGCGCGCTGGACCTCGGTGTTGCCTGGATGGTCGGACGTTATCTGGCCAAAGAACTTGGCGTGGACGTCAGCAAATTCCGATTCGTTTGGGTGAACCAAGCGATCCAGTGGCACAACTTCAAGTCACTTGCGTACATGCTGAATCATGTGAACCCAGTGCTTCGTAAGAAATACCGTCGGTTCCTGATTGAAGAATCCACTGAGTTGACCAAGGAAGAGAAAATCGAGGTAGTTCGTCACCCCGCGATCAAGCTCTCACGCAAGTGGCTTCGGAAGGTCATCAGCGAAGACACCGCAGGTCGAACCTATGGTGACATGACCTACAACACGTTCCGTCGTATTGTTCGACGATTCCATACTGAAGTGTATGGAGAAGAGTATGCTAAGCAGTTTGAGGGGTGGAGCTTCTGGAAAAAGGGGCCCAAGCTTGGAGAACAAAAGGAATTCTTCAAGCGCTACCAGTTGCTGCCTTCAGTAAAAGTCGATAGCCTTGATTTTACTGCGATTGGTATGCCGATCTCGCGCTCATATGGTGAACCTTTCATCGGTGAGATGAATGACGACGATGATGATGATGAGTGATTCCTAGGCACAACAGGAGGCCGATAAATGATAACCCTGAATGATGGCAAGCCAATCGTATTCAAAGCGGGATTTCTCGAGTTGCGTCGCCAGCTCAAGGAAGCCCCTAAAGTCGAAGTCGGCGAATGGCAGTCCCAGAAGATCGAGATGCCAATGCGTGAGCTACTGCATGTTGCCTTCGAGATGCACATCCCAGCAGACCAAGAGCATCTTGCTGAGATCACTGGGGCTCGTATGCCATGGGCTGAGGATCACTTCCTCGAGAGAGTGAGCGGGGACCCGCTGAATCCCAGCCCCAGCGAGGCCTGGTGGCCGTTCGCCAAGAAAGGCACTACGACCAACGCCGATCACAAGTCTGAAGGCGAAGCATTCTCACACACCTATCCCGAGCGGATGTGGTCGAAGCAGGCCAACATGGATCATGTTCCTGAGCATGAGAGTGGTCCTCACTACGGGATTCGATTCGCCTATGGCGATCTTCGAGATGTCGTGAATCAGCTGGTTCGATCACCATACACTAGGCAGGCATACCTTCCGATTTGGTTCCCTGAAGACACGGGTGCCGTTCATGGCAAGCGGGTTCCCTGCACACTCGGGTACCACTTCATCATCCGCGATGGCAAACTTGATATGTCGTACTTCATGCGTTCGACTGATTTGCTCCGGCACTTCCAGGATGATGTCTACCTCGCAGGTCGACTCATGCAGTGGATGGTCGAGCAGATCCTGAGCCACCAGATCATGGTGGGGTACAACTTCAACGACCCGCAGCCCGATCCCCTCCGAGTGGGCAATCTAATCTTCCACACCGCCAACATGCACATCTTCGACGGGGACATCCCGATGATCGAGTTCTGGGAGCGAGAGGGCAAGACATGGTTCTGAGAATTACACGAGATATAATGCTGATGCAGATTGCATCAGTAGTCGCTAAGCGGGGAACCTGCAGCCGAGGTCAAGTCGGAGCGGTGGTCAGCCGAGATGCTCGAATCATCGCCACCGGGTATAACGGCGCTCCCTCAGGTCTACCCCATTGTGACCACACTGCAGAACAGTTTCGATACGAGCTGGGTCACGAGGTGCTTGAGAACATTGAATGGTCGTCAGCACCGGGTCAGATAATGCAGATTCAACCTACGGAGATCGTAGTTTCTGGTTGTCAGGTGGCCGTGCATGCTGAGCAGAATGCCATCGCATTCGCCGCCAAGTATGGTCTTGCACTCGAGGGTGGCGATCTGCATTGTACCCATGCACCATGCGCCAACTGTGCGCGTTCGATCATCAATGCTGGTATCAAGCGAGTGTTCTTCAAGATCCCTTACCGCCTGACTGAGGGTGTGGAATTGCTTGAACAGGCCGGGCTTGAGGTGTTTGACATGAGCGATGATGTCGGATAGGATAGAAGTATGATATATGACCCGGATGAGCAATGTGACCATTGCGGCGATCATGCAGTTTGGTCATTTGCTACTGGGCCTAAGAGTGCAAGGATAGCAGTTGTTACAAATCGGCGTGCGTCGGGTAAGTTCCTCGCCGGTTTGGAAGCGCAGCTCACTGAGCTAGGGCTAAATACCAGTGATATCTATTTCACTCCGGTCATCAAGTGCACAGACTTCGATACCTCGCTCACAACTAAGCAGCTGAAAGAGCATGCTGCTCAGTATTTGATTCCCGAGCTTGAGGAAATCGAACCTGAGTATATCCTGGCACTCGGCAATGAGTCACTACAGGTCATCGTCGGTAAGTCAGGCATCACAAAGTACCGAGGTAAGTTTTACGAAGCTCGTGGCGCGACAGTGATGTCGACTCTCTCACCGGCGGCAGTCAATCGTAATCCGGGCATGCTCAATGGATACATGGCTGATCTTCGACTCTTCGCCAACAAGGTGAGGGGCCGTGCTTCTGGCATTCCCGATCCAACGTATCTCACAGTAGATACTAAGGAGAAGCTCAACAAAATGCTGAAGATCCTCGATATAACTGAGGAGATCTACATTGACATTGAGACCGATCGAGGGGAGTACTACAAAGATGAAGCAAACATGGTCAGCTTGGCCGCCACTTGTGTGGTTACCAGACCCGATGGCACAAAGGCTAGAGCAGTATTCGCCCTCCCGCTCTATCATCCTCAGTCGCCTTGGCGATCACGATGGCGTGAAGTCTTACGAATCATGGGCAAACACTGTACCAACATTGAGAAGGTTGTCGCACACAACAGTACCTTCGACTGCAAGTGGTTGATTTGGTCTGGAGTTAAACTCTATCCAACGTTTGATACAATGCTTGCGATCCATCTGCTAAATGAGAACGTGCAGAAGGGGCTAAAGCCCCAGGCAATGGCACGACTCGGAGTTGAGGCATGGGGTATCGACACGGGTAGCCTACTGAATACGCCGCTTGAAGAAGTACTGCATTACAATGTTCTCGATACTTGGTACATGTTCTTTGTGAAGAAGCAACTGGTGGAGGAACTTGCCGAACAACCTCGACTGGCGCGCATCTTCGCATTCGAGACGATGCCGGCACAAAGAGACCTAATCGACTCTGAGATCCGAGGCATTTGGATCGATATCCGACGACTGAAGGAACGCAAGCCGATTGCGGTACAGAAGCTAAAGGAAATTGAACAGCGGATTCGTGAGGCAGCCGAATTGCCTGAACCGGGCAGTGAACTTTGGCCCCACACCATTCGTCATCTAAAGACGATGGACAAGCGAATCGATCTGCTTGAGAACTTCAATGCCAGCAAGTTTGCACGATGGATGCTCTTCGAGTGGCTCGAGATGCCCGTGCTTGAACGAGGCAAGAAAAAGCAGGATGGCTCGCCCGGTGACCCTAGCATGGCTGAGGATGTCATCATGCAGCTGTATGAAGACACCAAACACCCTGCACTTCAGGGTATGCTTGATCGAGTAACTGCACAGAAGCACCTCTCCAGTTTCTTCAACCCCTACGAGGAGTTATACGATGAAGATCACCGAATCCATACAACTTTCAAGTTGGCCGGTACCGTCACGGGACGACTCTCTTCAGGAAAGGATGACCCAGATAAGATTAGCGGTTCTCGTGGTAAAGTCCGAGGCGTCAATCTTCAACAAGTGCCGCGCGATCCGTTTATTCGAGGACTGTTCGGCGCTCCCCCCGGCTGGACATTCGTAGAGGCTGACTACTCTCAAATCGAGCTCAGGGTAGCGGCGATGCTCGCTGATGAAACTACAATGAAGCACTTGTACTCTATCGGCGCTGACATCCATCTTTCAACTGCAGCACGAGTTACAGGGCTTCCCGAGTCGGAAGTCACCAAGGAAATCCGCAAGGTAGTGGGCAAGCCCATCAACTTCGGCTTTCTCTACGGTATGGGTTGGCGCAAGTTCATTCATACTGCATTCAGCAACTACGGTTCAGTATTCACTGAAGAAGAAGCACAAAACGCTCGCAAAGCATACTTCGAACTGTATCCAAAATTGCTCCCCTGGCATGCTCGACAGCGACGACTAGTCAATGAGTATGGTCGCGTCGTAAGTCCGCTAGGACGTATCCGGCATCTCCCTGACATCTACTCACCCGATCAGGGGGTGCGCGCTGAAGCTGAACGACAGGCGATCAACTCTCCGGTACAGGGGTTCGCCTCCGACATGGCAGTCATCAGCATGATCGAAACGAACAGGTTGTTCAAGAAGTACAAGATTCAAGGTCACTGCCTTGGTCTGGTGCATGATGCGATTAACTATGAAGTACGTGATGACCACCTGAAATCGGCACTGCCTATTCTCAAGGATACCATGGAGAACATGGATCTGGTGTACAAAAAGTTCGGTACAGTAGTCGACATTCCGATCATTGCCGATGTCTCAGTCGGTCAGCACTGGGGTGACAAGAAAGAACTCACCCCCGAGCAGGTTTATAACTTTGAGTTGGAGTACAAGGGTGCCTAAGCCTAGAGTTAAGAAACTTACCAAGCCCATTGAACATGGAACTTACAATGGGGCACAGGCCCACTATCGAATGGGTGAATCACCTTGTGGACCATGTCGACTCGCCAAGAGTGAATATCAACTTGAGCCCAACCGAGTGTACAAGAGGAAGGTAGCTGAGGGAAATCGAGAGCGACGAATGACCCAACGTAAAGCAGTTGCTGAATTGGTGCGCCGGCATAACGAAGAATACCTAGAGATTCTCCGCGCCTTGACCTCTCGCTAGGCGTTGATATGATTATGCTATAGCAATGCAATCGATTATCTAAGGAGTTGAAAACAATGGCACCATCCAAATTACGCCCCTTTTATATCGTGGTAACACGATATGAGGAGCCAAAAAAGCGCCCAATCACTCATGCCTATGGAAGCTATGAGGGTTGGACCAAGGCTCGAGCAACAACC